TGTTCCTGAAGTAACATTAGTATTAGCCGCTGGAGAATCTGTTAGTTGTACACCAGGACCAAACGTTTTCATGCCATCATTTGTAATAACATTACCATATGTACCACCTGGTAATGTTCCTACATTACTGTATCCTTGATCTGAGAATGCAATAGGTATTGGTAATGGCGTTACGATTGGTATTCTGGGTAAGTCAATAGGTATTCTAACAGGATTTTGCGTAATTGTTTGTTCTACATAGTAGTCATCACTGTATTCAATAGCACTCATTTGTACTGTGATCATGCCTGTTTCGTCTTGTTTTTCAGTACATCGCATAATTCTAAACAATTTATCTGTCCAATTATACAGATTGTTTGTTATTTTAACTACATCACCTACATCTGTTTGTAATCCACTAAAATCTGTTTCAAATTGTATAACAGTACCCACTCTGCTCTGGTTAAGATCAATATTTGCTAATGCTTCTGCTCTCATATTGTCATTAACCATATCTAATCTGTAATTTAACACGTTAACTGGTTCATTAGGATTACGATCTCCTGCTGGAGTCTCTACTTTTACAGTATTTTGTTGATCTTTTCTGGTGCTATCTGCAAATTCTACTTCCACAGCATTAAACAAGGCATATAATTCTGTGCTACTGATATCTATTTTGCTAACTATGTTATCATCATTGTAAACCAAACAGTTAGCCTTTTCTGCTGTACTTAGTGCTCTGTTAGGTATTGCGGCAAATTCACCTTGTTTTACATTATATGTAAAGAATGTGGCGGCCGCTTGACATATTTTGTCTATGTTTGTAGTACAGGTATCGAATGTGCTTAACATACCATTTATATTGTAACGATCATGTGTAACAGTAGCATTTGCCTGGTTAACATAATTTACTTGTTCGGCGCAATAGCCTTTCATTTGTGTATTTGCTGTGCCTGTTATACTGTTTAGATCTATCTGAGCGTTTACTAGTCCTGCTCCATATCTGTCAGATGTAAGATAGTCATATAACACATCTCCTGGATTGCTAAGTGTGTTACGCATCTTGAATGTCATTTGTGGTAGTCCTGTTAGACCATTTTCTGCGTCATAATCTATTTGTAGTACAGCGAACACCATGTTGTTTGCTGTATGATTTACTCCCCAATGTGGTACAATGGCTGTTGCGGCTGTGGTATTACCTGTTCCTGTTGTAGGGAATATAACATCTGATCCTGAACTACCTCCCTGATAAATGTTTAATCTAATATTATTTGCATAAGTTGTGTTTGAGCTCTGATTAGGGTCAATATGACTTGTTACAGTATTACCTGTAAATCCTAATTCAACATCATTCATAAACACTTTATCGCACGAGAATGTGCCTGTTTGTGTTTCCTCACTTAATGCTATACAATATGTCATTGTCTGGTTTTCATTACTGATTGCGGCATCAAAGATAGGCCCAGATGTAAACACATTACCGTATATTACGGGCAATTTGTTGTCAGTTGCTGGTGGTAATTGTATTCTGCTACCTGGGTCTGCACCTTGATCTAGACTAGGCGGCTTAAATACACCTAATGCTCTGGCTGTACCATATGCTAAACCACCTGCTATAACACTAGTTGCTATTGTGGCTAAAACACCTGATAATCCTATTGCTCCAACGATTGCTGTTGCTATTGCTGTAAATACTGCCATTATGTACCTCTATAAATCCAGTTGTAGTCTATTGCTTCCCAACCTCTTTCATCTAATTTAAGGTCAGGAGTAGTTGCTAATGTGGTTAGTGTAAAAGAACTAACAAATCCTTTATCTTTTGCTTCTATGCCTATTGCTATGTATCTGTTTAACAGCCTGGCACCGGCACTGGTACCTCTGTATTGCTCTTCTACCCACCAGGCAACTTCTGTCATACGTTTCACATGTGGTAACCATAAATCTCCCTGTATTGTTGCTAATAACATACCTACAACTCTGTCGTTGTCTAAACACACCAAAGCAACACCTGTTTTAAGTATATGATCTATAACATTATTTACGTGAACAAAATCATATTTAGGTTTGTGTAAATCTTCCACAGGATTGAAATTAGCAAAATCAATCATTAGACGTTTAATATCGTCATAATCCTGTATTTGTGCGTTTCTTACTTTCATTATCTTCTCAATACTGCTCTGTTGTCACGTCCTATATCTCGTTTGTTATGAACCAGCACACCATTTGCAAAATATGTGTGGTGATCTTTAACACTACTTAAATTATAGGTTTGTGTATCTGGTTGTTTAACTATTTCTATATGTTGTATTGTATTGTTATCAATTGCTTTACTATCATACTGATCAAATACAACGGCATCTGAGACACCTATAACACTGACATCCAGATTGTGATTTTGTTTTGTTGCTTCTGGATCCAGTGAGCACCAACCTTTGTTTTGTACATATATAGGATGATCTGGTGTGCATTTAATCACAGTATTACCCACAGTATATACTGCGATAACATCTGTTATAGGTTGTGTTATTTCTTCCACTACGCCTGGTTCATATACAGGCTCAGTGCTTAACGGGTCTGTAAGACACATTACACTATCTCCCACTTCTACCATTTGTATAGGCTTGAATGTGCCATCTGCCATAGTAATTTGCGTATCTGCGACAAAACAGCCACCGCCGCCTCCGCCACCACCGCCACCGCCGTAGCCATAGCCCTGGTATTCTTTACCGAAGTCAAACGATATATTATATAATTCTGGTACTCTGTCAAATACAGCATCATTAGGGAACAATCTTGCTCTGTCGTCTGGATTAGTTCTTTGTCCTGTCACTTTGTTTTCTAATATTGTGTTTATACTAGCACACGTTACTGTTACACTATTTGTGAGTGTTTGAGTAGGTGTAAAATCTTCCTGTATGGCAAAGTTAGTGATAACACCTGTAAATCTATCATATACTTCTGATGTATCTAACTCATGCGAACTGGTATCATAAAATCCGCGTCTAACTACAACATTACCACCTTTAATAGGTGTTGTTAATATTAGACTTAAATAATTTTGTTCTGAAGGTATACCACTTAGTGTTATACTGATGTCACCATTTGTTGTTCTAACATCTTCCTGAAAGTCTGATATTTGTAAAAAAGAACCTAATTCAGTATAGGTATTACTATTATACGTTACAGGCTTATAAGCACTACTGATGTAGTATGTGGTGCTGTCTAATGTTAAATCTATAAGCAGACAACTACTGATATGGTCCTGTTGTACTGGTGCTATAGTGGTTGCCATTATGTAATAACCTCAATCAGTTCAAAATCGTCTGTAAATGATATTCTGTCATGTGGTACCACTGTATATTTAGGTAGATTAAGTATTTTTACTTGCCATCTTACGTCATTACCTATCTTTACACCACCTGATGTTAAGGATACACCATCCTGGCTTAAAACAGGTCTATGTACTGGGACTGTTATGTTACTGCTAACACTAAAAGCAACATCTGATGTTACCTGATAAGGATATCTGTACGTACCAGTATTACCTTCTGGTTGCAAAAAATCTCCTTTCTTAAACAAATAACTACCTGTACCACCTACAGTGGCAGTTGTAACATATATTTCTGAACCATTGCTTCCTATTGTGGCTAAAGCACTTATATTACCACCACTCCAATCTGCCTGCCAATCTGTAAGATAATTCATACCACTGTTATTGTTAATGCTTATGTTTGCTTCTGTTGTGGCACCTGTAGTATATATGTCTTGCAATACTGCTCTGTTAGTGCTGTATTTTAAGCCGTCATGCATACCCACTTTGAACTGATAAACATTTACATTTCTGTCTGCTGTTTTGTAATGTCCACTTCTACTGATTGTGCTACCAGATACTTCTCTGATGTCCATTTCCAGGTATGTTGCGTTATCGATTATTGTTTGTAAGCTCACTGTTTATCCTCCTGGTGTGCGTCTAGCACCTGCTCTGCTGACATTGTATATAAATTCTGGGTCCCTCGCAATTGCGGTCTGGAAGCTCTGGGTATCTACTGCAGATATATTTGTGATATTTGTTACACCACCTCCCATTATGCCTGGACCTCCTGCGTTATAACCACGTAATGCACTATTAGGCAATACCACACCACTCTGTTTAGGTACGAAGATCTCGGGGCCTTCCTCCCCAATTATGTATGGTTGGCCTGCTTTTGCTGGTCCACCTTTTGCTAGTCCGGAAAATAATCCCATAATAGGTCCTGTAATGAACTTCTGCACTAATGCTTTAGCAAGTACTTGTCTTATAAAGTCACCTAGGTCTGAGAAGTCTGCTTTACCTTGTATAATAGCATCTGCTAGGCTGTCTTCAAACATAGCAACTGCTTGAACAAATCCATCTGATAGTGTTTTCATAAAATCACCTATTCCTGCTTGTTCTAGACCCTCTTTAATTCTGTTTAAGAAGTCATCAGCCGCAATCTGGTTTTCTGTAATGATTTCTCTTATTTTTTCTATTTGTTCATCGTACAGACCATTTATTTCTGCTATTTTTTCTATTTGTAATTCTAAATTTTTAGCAGGATCTTTATCTAATTGTAATGAATTAATATCTGCTAAGGCATCTCTACGTTGTTTTTCTATGTCAAATACTGCTTGTTTTATTTCTTTTTCATCTTCGCTAAGTCCAAATAATTGACCTTCCAATACTAATTGTTCTCTAGTATTTTCTAAATCAGCAGTATTTTGTATTACTATTTCTTTTGCTTTTTCTAAATCACGTGCGATAATTCTGCTAAGTTCTTTTGCTTTACGTTCTTCTTCTCTTTTTAATTTTGCTTTTTCTTGCTCTAACTTAATTTTATCACGTATTCTTTTCTTTTCATCTTCGTCACGTTTTTCCTGCATTTCTGGAGGTAATGGAGGTCCTACGAATTTAGCCGCATTTTGTTGTGCTTCTGACATTAAATCAAGGCTATCTGCAAGTTCTGTCATTGCTTCAGCATCTTCTAATGCTGTATTTGTTTGTTTTTCAAATAATTCATTTAATGCAAATGTTATACCACCTGCTACACTTAAACCTGTAATTAATTGTGGTATACCTACACCACTTAATGCTAAAAGCACCGCACTTGCTGAAGCGGCTGTTCTTAACGTAACTACCAAGGCACCTACGGCTTTGGTTAAAGCAATTATACCTTGTGTTATTTTAACACTAAATGCTAATCCAAAGAAATAGAATAGGTTTTCTACATTTTCAGCCGCAAATTTAAGTAATGCACCTAATGACTGAAATACACCTGTTTTTTGTTCTATATTGTTTAATAATAAAATAAATTCTGTTCTTATTAGTTCAAAAGATTCTGCTATTGTGGGTAATGTTTTACCAAAATCTTCATCAATACTGTCGCCCATTAATATAGCCGCATCTGCTAATATATCTGCTGTTAATAACCCTTGTTCAGCCATTTTACGCAATTCACCACGTGTGACACCTAATATATCTGCAAATTCTCCCATGAACTTACTGTTTGTTTCATTGATACTATTAAATTCATCACCACGTAATACACCACTTGCTAGTGCTTGGCCGAACTGAATCATAGCACCAGCCGCCGCACCTGTTTCAGCACCGGATATCTTTAAGGTTTTACTGAACACTTCTGTAATTGTTGCTACATCACTTTGTTTTAGTGCTAGATCTTCTGAAGCAATAGTTAATGATGCATATAAATCACCTGTGGCCGCTAATGAACTTCTAGTGGATTTTGTTATTGCTTCTACATCTTTTTGTGCTTGTAAATATTCAGCATTACTTTTTGTAACAGCCAATAGTCTGTTGTTTAGGTTTTGGAATACATTTGCTAAATCCACAGTGGCTTTTAAGGCTGCCACACTGGCTAAAGCCTTTAAGGCACCAGATAATTTATTAACACTTTTTTCGGCTTGTTTTGTATCTAATTGTAAAGATGCTCTAATATCTGCCACTTGTTACTCCTATATATTCCTAAAATTTTTTGTTATCTGGTCTTCTAAATAATCAAATGATGGATCTGTAAATCCTTTTGGTGCTTGTTTACTCCAACCTTCATCCAATCTACCAGCATAATCATAATTAGAATTTATTTTATATGAATCTGTTCTTTTACTATATTTTGTTTTATTTCTAGCATTACCACTGCGTACAGGTGTTTTCTTTTTATAGAATTTATATGTATCTTTCATAGAGTCATTGACAGCATCATCTATGTTTCTAGATAACCTTTTAAGGTCATTCTGATTTAATGTCATCCCGCTTTTAGCCATTTGCTCTACTTTGTTTAAAATCTGTCATCATTTTTTCTAAATCATTTGGATCGTACAAGTCATTAGGGTCTTTGCTTATGGCTTTCTTTTCTATCCAGTTCCTGTAAGACACCGCAATATCATACACTTGTAAATCAAATGTACTACCCTTATCTAACACTTCGCTTGGTAATTGTCCATATCTTTCACCAAGTGCATCTATCATTAGTGCTATTTGTGTTTCAGGTGCCTTTTCATTTACAGTACTGCCTGTTACTTTCCCAGTTGTTTAACAACTTCATTAATACATTTAACCAATATACTATTAGGTAATAATAAACCATCGCTCATTACTTTTTCACCGTTTTCATCCAATATCATGTTAGTACAGAAATCTACCATTTCTGCATGATTTTGTTCTTCTTGGCTTGTTACTGAGAATTTAATAAATTCTGCTAAAGGTTGTTTATCATACACATAGAATTCTAAAGGTTCATTATATTCTTTTATAATATCTTCTTCATCTAGTATAATTTTTACTAATTGTGGTTTTGTTGCTAATTCTTTTAATTTCATATCTTTATTCCTTTATATCTTTATCTTGCCTGTCTTTCAGGTTGTGTACAGCACTCAGGCAAAATGCTAACCTGTTTGATGCCTTTTTGACATCTGCACTAGCACATCTTATTTCATTCTGTGCTTTCGCTATTTCCGTCTCCATGCTCTTCAGTATCTCCTGAATGCTGTGACGACTCCATATCTCCATGTTTTACCTCTATATCTTTATTTATTTGTTTTTTGCTTTTTTTAGCATCTGGTAATTCAATACCATGTTCTTTAGCATACTCGTCCATGTCTACTTCCATAACTTGACCATTATGTTCAACACGAATTTGTCTGCTGTCTTTGGTCCATACTCCATCAGAGTTGAAACCTCTTAAGAATTTTGTATATGCCATATATTCTCCTAAAAGCGGAGTGCCCCGAAGGACACTCCTAAATGTTATGGTCTAAATCACCTAATTAAATGGTTGACTTAGTTATTTCTCCATTAATGGTAAGCTCTAGAGGCGAAATGAAAACGGCCTGGTCTATAGAACTTGAAGGTGCTAATCCACCAACAAATCCTCTACCAGTCACGTAATTCGCTCCTGAACCTGTTCCCTCAAATGTCATTGAGAAGAACACTTCGCTTTTATTAATTGAAGTTCCTAATAGACCAACATTTGCAACTTGGTTTACTGCGTTTGCACCGTCACCAAAGAATACATCGTCGTCTACAAGTACGTTCATACTGAGACTGTTTTCATTAGTTGTTGTGAAGGCACTACTTGCACTTGAATCAAGTGTAGAATACCTTACAGTTCCTGGTGTTGCGTTTAATGTTATGTCCTGAATTGTAGGAATAACTAATCCATTTGTTCCAGTGCTTGGGTGAACGTTGGCTAGTGAGCCTGTTGCCACATCAATCACTGTGAGGATGACTTTAGTACCGTCTGTTACATTCATTACTGCCATTGTATTTCTCCTATACAGTTATAAAATTATACTCGAAAGTATATGTAATTACATCGTCTGCGATTTCCGTTTCATAGTTACTAGTGTTTTCCACTGTTCCTGTAACCACATTCCGGGCAATTAGCAGATTAGCAACCACGGTGTCAATGTCATTAAATTGTTCTTTGGCATCTGTGGCCAGATAAGCATTGATTGTGGTAGTTGTCTGATTCACTGATGTTCCATCAAGTGTATCATACAATTCTTCTACGTCAATCTGTTGCTCATCCACATACACGGTATTCATATTAGTACTATATAGTGGGTTACCGCCCGATTCGAACGGTAACTCACTGCTGATACTTATATTAGCATGTCCAGACAGGTTTGTTGTAATTCTTCCGATTAAATCAGTCCTTTTACTCATTACCTTACCTGTACGATACTAGGTCGTGTCCTTGTACGCCTTGTTTTGGAATATGATACTGCTTTCTCACTGGCTTCTACTGTACCATCGTTATCAGCGTCATACCAATCTGCTATCGCAATCAGTTCATTGTAAATATCAGTGAACTTATTGTTATAGTAGGAGATTTTAGCCACTTCTGGGCTTTCATCATTACCAAATTCTGCAAAGAGTGGAAACAAGTATTCTCCAAAACAGTAGTACACACACATATCGGTGAACTGCTGTCTTCTGCCTAATGCATTGCCTGGATCTATACGATTAGGGTCTACATTGGGTCTGTCCATGGGATCGAACGAATTACCAACATAATAGTTGTAATTTGCCCACCATGTACTTGCTTTGATCTTTAACAGGATACGGCTAGTACTCTTCTCTAACATATCCTCGACAAAATCCTGTACTGTTAAGAAACCAGATTCTGCTGGGATTTTAAGGTTATTCGCTTCGAATATACGTTGATCTTTCTGAACAACGTCAGTATATTCTGCAAATGAGATTACGTTACCTGTTCCGTCTGTTATAAATGCCATTAAACAATTCCTCTTAATTTAGGCTGTTGGTAAGTTATTGCTACGGTATAGCGTCGCTCCAGCAATCATTGATACCATTGCGTTTCTTAACGCATTGTTACCTAGATCACTTAGTGAACCAATTGTAGAACCACCTACACCTGCTAATTGTTGGTTAATTGCTAATTCTAGACCTGGATCAATCAATCCAACGTACATGCCGTCTGCGCCTACTGGAGCATTAACACTTCTTAAATTTGCAACACTGGTCGCAATCGCTTCAACGTTGGCTTTAGAAGCCGCTACGCCAAATTGGTTACCACCTAAATTTGCTGATGTAATTTTTCTACCAAATGTAGCTCTAAGTGCTGTAAAACCGTTTCTAACTGTACCACGGAATTCGTGTGTATCTAAGTTAGGGTTATACCATACTTTAACTACTGGTTCTCTTTTGGCCGCATAAGCCAATGCTTCTGGTGACATCACGAATGATGTTGTGAAGTTAGCGTTAGCACCACTTACACCGTCATCACTTGTGAATGATGTGTTTGCTTGAGTAAGACCTGCAATGTCAGTTGCTTGTGCTAGTCCAGAACTTAATCTGTTAAGTGTAGCACCTACGATCGCATCATACAATCCATCTTCCACACCTTCCTGTGTAACGTCTGAAGCAACACCTCTTTTCTGGAAAGAAATGTTAGCCGCTGTTGGCACCAAATTACTTTCAGCCGCTGTTTTGATGTTTCCACCTTCTGCAACTGAAGCCGCATTTACAATCGAATTTTCGATTGGAAATCTAACTTGGTCACCACTTGACCCTTCTACTGAAATGGAATTTAAAATGATCTGTGGGTTTGGTAACAGAACTTTATCCATGTAGAAAGGAACTAAATCTTGAACTATATCTGCATACATTTGCTCAATAGTATCTGATCCTGTTGAATATGCCATTATATTCTCCTTTAATGGTTTTGTTTATATCTGAATTAAATTAATAATTCTCCGTTTATTTTCCTGCCATCTTTTTCATTTCCGCTTTAACTAATGAATCAGTTATTTTGGATCTGCTAAGTCCTGGCTGATACTGGCGAATACGCATAAACGCCGATCTGTATTCAGTATCGTTTTTAATTCTGTCCTCGTTAAGTGCTTTGTTATCACTTGTACCAGGAGTAGACGTTTCACCATACTGTACTTCAACACCCTTTTTGCCGAAAGATAAACCTAAACGTTCTTTACCTACA